AATAGGCGCCGTCGTTGATAGCCCAATTGAACAAGACTGTTCTGATGAATTATTGATCTTACCGTTCAACTATGGTTTCAAATTTTGCTGTAGTAATCATGTCTTTACATGTGATCAATGTGGTAATAAGCATGAGTTATTAGACTATGGTAAATGTAATCTCTAGTTCTCATGCCATATGTGTCAAGTGTGACACTAAATTTACTTTGCCTCTTTCTCCAGGTATAGTTTACCATATACCAATACCGACAATTGAAAGAACACTATAATTACCGAGGGCACTCCAATCCAACCCGCCAATAATTCCTGATTACTAACAATACTATATTTTTCTGAACCTTTAACATGTAATTTTAACAGTTTTTTCAATAAATATTATGCATTTTTATTGAAAAAAAATGCATAATATTTTGATTCATATAAATATGTCTCCGAATTACACCAAGTATGGCATTTATGTAAAAAATATTAAGGATTGGTATCTCAATTTTTGTGTCAAGCGATTTGCAAATAGTCAGATTGAAATATATTATCGTAGACTTTTGCCGAGTTTATTTTGGAATCTGATGATATTTAATTTAGCTTGCATGTTACCATTAGTAGTACACGGAAGAATGAGAGAGAACTTGTTCAAAAATAGGGGAAGTTATAATCCAGCGATTGATCAATTACCAGTTACTGCACTGGTTTTCCTATCCAATTGGCAAATTCAAAAAAGAATATGGAACCCAATAAGATATCCGACATTCCGTCAATTAGTAGAAAAATATTCTAGTCCAAATCATCTCGCAATGATTAATAGGAATTTCAATTTTGCAAGTATTACTATGATTTCCATAACAGGATCTTGGCTTTTAGCAAATATTTACCAATTAACGTATCAAGATAGAAGCACAAGAAAGTATTTAGGAAAAACAACTAAACCATTTATTGGAGCCGATTCCACCGACATGATGGAGTAAAAAAATAAAAAATTTTAAGTAAATATTACCATAAATATCAGTTATGTGTAATTTTTCGGTTACAACCACCAGAAAGTTAATCATCAAACCACTTGCATTATCACATAGTGCATTATCGAGCGGACCTTGAAACTCACTAAAAGTATCAATAATTTACCACACTCTCACTATTCAAAAGAAGTGACTGGAGATCAGTCAAAAACCAAAACATCAAAAACCAAAATATCAAAAACCAAAATCTATGAAAATTGGGTTCATTTACCAAAGGCAAAATTTTCTCTTACAAATATGAAAGAAAAATTGGTAGAATATGGAAAACCCTGATTGATAGTATATCTTTCTGTAAGTTTTTTAACTTTCATTATTTTGTTTTTGATATTTCGCTTCGGCATAGACATCAAAAAACATCCAAAATTAGTAAAAATGTCGGATGCAATATCTAAGAAATTACCCACACAAATTAATCCAGATATGACAATAGCTCTTGGAACTACTTCAGTGGTAAACAACTTGTTGACACCATTGCATATAATATTAACAATCGCTATTTTAAGGAGGGTCCCAAGATTACAGAAATATCTAAAAGTTAGCCACAAACCAATTAATAGTTAATGAATTGCACTATTGGACGAACTCCACTGGATCAACTTGGACGGTAATTATTTCCAAAATATTAGAAATTGATATCATTGATAATGGTATAATGGAAAAAACTAAGACTAAGTTAGTAATTGTTCTCCCTGGTGGAGGTATTAGAGGTGCGTTTCAACTTGGATACCTTAAAGCATTATCAACATATCTCAAATCAAATCCTCATGTCGAAATTTCATATGTCTTTGGCTGTTCAATTGGTGCTCTTATCGCTCCGTTGGTCGTGACTGATAGATTAGATGTTGCCGAAATGTTTTTAAAAACTATAGTTACTGAACCAGAAAAAGTTTTGAAACCTTGGGGCTGGTATTATAAATGGCTTCCAATTACACTCAAGGTCTTATTATTTAATGGTGTATATCAACGTATCTTAGGTGCTCAGATGGTTATGAATAGTTTATCAGCACAAGAGCGTACTCTTTCTGAAAAACGATGTAGTGTAGTAGGATTAAATCTTTCTCAACAAAGAGAGGAATGGTTTTCTGGAACTGACTTAGAATTAGGAATTGATATTAGTACCTGCTTGCCTCTAGCAGTTCCACCAATTGAACACCCGGAAACTGGAGAAATTTATGTTGATGGAGGTATGACCGAAGTGATACCCGTTGGACAAATTCATCAAAGACTTGAAATAATCGCGAGAGAAGATGCCGATAAAAACGAAAAATCACAAATTACTATCCTGATTGTTGAATGTATGTCCAATAGACCATCAGGAGTTACAAGGGCTAGAAATACTGAAAATAAAAACGGCATGTCAATAATTGAAATACAAGATAAGATTATTGGCACATCCATGAACCAGATTGCTAATTATGACTTGACAAAAATGAAATCAGATATTTCTGAGTTACAAAAAACAATACCAAATACCATTAATTTAGTTGAAATTCGACCCACTACCGATATTTTTGATAGCGCTCTTGATTTCAATAAGGATAAAATCGAACAAGCCATATTGAACGGACAAAATGCTTTTTCTGACTTCACGCAGACTAACTAAAAAATTAGCTGAATTATCGGAACTTTAACTAATAATACATCTCATGTGTCAATGCTAACGAAGTCTGAATGTAATGAGACGTGGGTATAGTGTGTGTGAGTCACGTCTCCACTAAAAATAATCGGCAGACACGAAAATTCGGCAGTGAACAAAAATATTTTTTTGGTTGCGGAATTTTCGCATTTTTATCACGGTGCATAAAATAGGCAATATTTATAATTATTTAGGTAACATACACTGAAACTCGGTGACGCAAAATTGCGGATTTGCGACGCAATTTTGCGGATTAATGAATTGATTCATTTAGATCTGATTGCAATCAGGCCATGCACCTATATTAGTCATATGAGCGAAGCAAATCTCTGTTTGAAAACGCAAAATGCTAGCTTGTGTTTATAGCATTTTACTCTTTCTAACATATAACACTCTTGTAAATTTTAGAAAGATCCACCGCACTTATGGTGAATTAACTTTCACTGACCGTATAGTCTTCTACAGTATAAGATAAGGGACCGCTGATCCTGGTGCAGTATATTAGGCTCAATAGGGACAAATTGTTATTCAAAACCATTTAGTGAGTATATATCAATGAGTATATTAGATACATTCATTTTTCGTATCCGGTATAGCGCAGCGCCCCGAAAATTCGGCAGTGGACAAAAATTTTTTTTGTCTGCGGAATTTGCGCAATTTTTTCACGGTGTATAAATTAGGCAATATTTATAATTATTTAGGCAATTGCCACCTAAACCCGGTGACGCAATTTTGCGGAATTGCGACGCAATTTTGCGGATTGATGATTTGGTTTGTCTTCTTAGATATCTGGTATATAGAAGAATTAGAAATAAATCATCTAGTTTGTACAGTTTAGCTCTGTTTTCTTTGGATTGATCTATTAAAATCAGACTATATTCGCCTAGTTCACGCAGCTTGCGCTCATATTATTTGCTTTATCGTATGAACTATGTAGAACACTCAGACTATCTTTATATGAGATAATCCTATCTATTTTTCTAGTCTGAAAGAGAGAGTATATATATCAACACCGACCGAACAGGGAGTGTATTAGATCCAGTCATTTTTATATCAGGTATCCAGTATAGTGCACTGCCCCGAAAATTCGGCAGTGGACAAAAATGTTTTTTTGACTGCGGAATTTGCGCAATTTTTTCACGGTGTATAAATTAGGCAATATTTATAATTATTTAGGCAGTTGCCACCTAAACCCGGTGACGCAATTTTGCGGATTTGAGACGCAATTTTGCGGATTGATATTTTTGGGGGTTTCTCTGGGTATATGGTAAAAGATATATCGAATAACCAGCAAAAATATCATATAGCTTGTACACACTAGAAGTACTCATGTATGTAGTTAGTTATGTTTCTATTGGGTTGACCTACTTAAATCAGATCACATTAGTATAGTTCACCCAGCTTGCGTTTATATTATTTACTTTACAATATGAACTTATCTTTATATACCGCAAAGATACTTTATATAGTGAGTGTATATATTAATGCAAGTATATTATATGTATCCAATATTATTCACGGCAATTATGCATGGCACAAAAAAATTTTGCCCGCTGCCGAATTTGCGTATTTTTATTACGGTGAATAAAATAGGCAATATCTTTTAAAGGAAGTATCACCAACACTCGGTGACGCAATTTTGCGTATTGATTTTTTTTGGCTAATTGTTTATATATTTGATATAAAAGGCCTAAATATCTATCAAATAAAGTAAGGATTTGCACATATACAGACATCGTCTTTCATTAGATATACCGAATAAGAAATAGTATCTCTTATAATAAAATCTGTTCCCAAGTATATGGATATTAGTGATTATATCTAATAGGAATGTGATATAATATTCCGCAAAATCGCTAAATAATTGCAAAACAATTATTTAAGAATAATATAATATAATATAATGAAAATATAAGACAATATGGATTATGTATGTCCACGTTGTGATTACAAAACTAATCGTAGGAATGATATGAAACGTCATTTCTCCCGTCAAAAGGTTTGTCCTGATAAGAATAATTTAATATTGACTGATACAATCATAGAGATTGTTTTAAATAATCGTTTTTATCATAGATCCCAACCGGATGATAAGCCAACTATTGTCAATAATAATAATAATAATACAGTTTATAATATGATTACTAATATGGGCTCATTAGAGAAAATGTCAATGTTTCTTGATTATAACGGACAATCAATGATTGATGTAAGTGATCGATTGGAAATTGAATTTGATAATAAAATAAAACGTCTGGAGGACTCAAGTTATAGGACTGGATATTTTTTAAGCCAAGATGCTTTATTCGATCTTGTAAATAAGTCAACTTTAATTGAAAGCAGCGACAAACTAAATGAACTCAATGTATTATTTGAAAAATCCTTGAAACAATTTCATATGTACCGCGATGGCAGTTGGGAAACTTATCTTGAGGAGATCGGCCTCAAAGAATTTATTGGATTTCTTCGTCGCTACTTCCTTGATAAATATGAACTATATCTTATAAAGAACTTACATTCAACTAGTGGCAGATTAAGTCTCCGCGAGCTTAATCGATATTTGGATATCTATTATCGATTTTTAATTGCCCTTGATATGCCACCAATTATTACAGAATATAATGATAGAGAAATATTGGGATATAATGCAATGGAAAATAACCCTAGATACATATCTAATAAATATACTGATGACTATTATGCCAAAAAGAAAGAAGTTAAAATGTCAGAAATGAACAGTATACGAAGACGAGTGCTGGAAATAATTAAAATCAACACAATCCATAATCTTTCCAAACTTAATGGATCAATTGATAACCTTATAAACTCAGACGAAAAATTTAGAGAATTTGTATGTAATAAAAAATTAGTAAAATGATCCATGAATCGATATTACTATTTTGTAAAAGTGAAATCGGTCATTTCACGTACCCAGATTTGCTTGTAAAAAAATCCTCTTGGAAATGGAGTTTCTTGTAGATATTTGAACCTAATTTGCGCTATATTGAAATTTTCGTAAAATTAATACTGGTTCTATGATCAAGAAAAAATGACCAAAATTTACATAAATTATTATAAGATTCCTGATCATGGCTGCTATGATTATAGATTCTATGCGGGAACATGCGAAAGATTTTAGGCAGTCGAATATTGAATTCTTGAATCACCGAGATTTGCCATTAGGTTCATCTGATTGTTTGGAAACTGAAATTAGCATAGAAGATACTCCTCTGAAATGTGGTTTTTGTACAAAAAAACTTCAAACTGACCAGTCCCAAACAAATACAGAAATAAAAGTTCACTGTTTTGCTGCGAAACTTATTCATGTTCCCACTGTTCTTGAAGATACGTCAGAACAAAGCCATTTGGAACCCATGGCTGATTATTGGTATTTATGTTCAAGGTGTTTTGATCAAGGTATAAGATTTTGTCAGTATTCCGATGAATTTCACTTTCCTGATGAACTAGTCCAACTTGCTGATGGCATTGTCATTCATAGTGACAATGAAGATATTATTAAAACTTATCAATTGTTGCCGACTCACAAAGAAAAAAATGCATATTTGGATATGTGTGGTATTACAAGAGATATTGTAATAACTACACATAACCTAACAGTCTGAATGAATGATCAGTATTAATTTAGATACACTGTAATTTATAGCCAATCTTCGGGACCGGATCTAGTATTAGTCATATTCATATGAAGATGTGGTAAGTATCGTTTGGTCCCAAAGTTCTTTTGGACCGGTTTCTCGTCTCTATAAACCGACTTTTCTTTGGTTGATCTGTCATGGGCTTCATTAACAACACGGTAATGTTCATCTAACTCTTTTCGATCATAATCAATATGTACACGAGTTGTGAACTGTTTGTTATTTAAATCTTTACGAACCTTAACTCTTTGCCTAGACTGAAGAGACAAGCTGAATTGGTAATCTTTGGCCTCTTTTAAAGCCTGTTTATAATCTTCATTATCTGGATGATCAAAAACCAATCCAGTTAGTTCGTCAATTATATCATTGACATCGGTTAAAGTATAGTCTCCAATGAGTCGCTGCCATTTAGGGATGTTAGCACTGGAACAATCTCCAGTTTCGATTTTGATCTCTTCAACAGTTTCCTCATCATTTTCGTTGATAACAATTTCTTCGTTTTCTGAGTCAGATTCAATACAACGTGTCTCATAAACCACTTGATTGGTGGGACGTTTTGTCGATCTCATTTTATTGTCTATAATTCCTTATAAAAATAAATAATAAAATAGTTTTTGGCTCAACTCTCTTATTGCATCACCAACAGCAAGTTTATCTTGCTGTAAGACACAAGGTGTCGAACCTCTAGAAGCATAACTTCTGAGGGTTACAGATAAGCCCAAGAATTAGTAAACTGGTTTACCGAACTGTACTTGCCTTGAAATGAAAGCTTTGCACTCCGCTCATAAATTATATTGCTTCCTAATTTTATTAAGGAATATAAATTATATTACTCTCATTGATTTGATTACTTCCTAATTATTAGAAAAATTCTCTCTTTAAAGTATAAGAGCCTAAATATGGTCATATTATAGTATTAGAGTACTATAATTAGTTCAATTCCTCTTTTTTCAGCCTGAATCCATACTGAGGTCAGTTTTTTGTTGGCATTTTACTTTTTGCTAATTGTTTTAAGATACTCATTCTTTCATTTCTGTCCGGAACTACTGGTTCTAATATTAACCTAAACTGATCAACAAGTCTTTTTCGTTGGGGGTTTTGAATATCGCCTTTCAATATCAACAAAATGTCTTGAAGACTTAAAGTTTGGTCCAATATGGCCAAGGTTTCGTCTAATGTCGATCTAGGTGTACTTGGCTCATCCAGTGAACCCAAAAAGTCTTGGAATTCACCAGATTCGGTAACGAATGAGTCGTTGCTCTGCAACTGACAGATTGTTTCGCAAACTGAGTCGGATATATAAGGTATAGGATTTGATTGCATTACAGTAACTGCGGTTGAAATAGGTGTAAGATAATCATATTCAAACTCATCTAAAGTGATCACTGGGATTCCCTTTTCCTCTGCTCTTTTTCTCTTAATACTGGAAACGTCACTATGTCCAATTACTACTAAATCAGTACTATGAGTGACACTGGAGCCGGTTTTACCACCCAATTCTTTGATTGTTTTTTCGTATTTGGCTTTGTTCTTTAGATCTGTTAAAACTATCAATTTTGGCATTGTTTTGCGATAAGTAACTGAAGGTGTAGATACCTGAGTGACTGAGATTGGAGTAACCACTGAAGTTGTTTCGATAGGCTGAACAAGATTAGATTTTCTAACTATTGGATCAACCAAATAACTATAACGCTCTTGCATCCTTTTAATATAGTCAAAAAAAACTGGTAACTGAGCCAAAAATTGAGCATAATTTGCAGTATTTACTGAGGCTGGACGAACCATTTGAGATGGAATTGCGAAACCATTATTCGTTAACTGAGAGAAATCTATTTGTATTAACAGATCTTCTAATTGGTCATTTTGCAGATAGGGAAACATCCCACTTGTTTTAGCTAGATGATCTAACGTATAAGGTTGTGGACCGTCAATCATTTTGGAAGGATTTAACAGGTCTCTAATACCTAAATAAAATCGATAAAATTGTTCATAATTATTACTAATTAATTGAGCGGTGGCTCCTGCTACTCCATCAACAAGTAAGAGATCTTGTTGAATCATAGAAGGATTGAATGGTAGTGAGTAACGTGTCCAGAAGTTGGGAAACGTATCAGTAATCATATCTAATTTCTTTTCACCAATTCCTCTTCCAAATAACCCACTAGCTGCTGCTAATAAATTAGGTGTTGCGTATTGTAAACTAGTTCTGATATTTTGTATAATGTTTTCGCTAGTCTTTGGACCTAGAAAGCGAATCTGTTGGATCGATAAACGCAAAAAATCACCCAGGTTTGGAGCTTGGTGATCCTGTTTTAACTTTTGGAATATCTTTTCAACAGTTTTTTCACCCATTTTCTCCACTTTTAAAGTAGCTAGAAAGTATGCTATAGCCTTAATTTTCGCTTCTTCTTTCAATTGTTCTAACTCTGGTGTTGATTCGTCTCCACTCTGGTCCAAAATAATATCGACCGCGGTTGATCCCCACTTAAAAAGGGTATCTGGTAATTTGCCTTGACCGCTTGTTGCTGGCTGGATAATTTCTAATACTTTCGGAATAACACCTCCACTTCTAACAATTTTTACCACTGCACCGGGTCCAATCTTATTATCAACTATAAATTTGGCATTATATCCAGTTGCCCGACTAATTGTAACATTATCTACAATTACTGGTTCAAGAAGTAAAACTGGCTTTAGAAATTTAGTTCGACTAAGATTCCACTCTACATCAACAACAGTCGTGGTGGCTGTTAGAATGTCCAAATTTTTCTTATAAGCTCGAGCATATTCTGGATTTCCGCTAATATTACGTTGATATGGACGATCGATCTGAATAATTACTCCATCAATTTCATACGGACTTTCCAACAAATATTGATCAAATAATTGACTAAGCTCCGCTTCATCTATACTAGTAACCCTTTGATGCTGCGCAACTTGAAATCCATTTCTACGGAGTTGTTCTAGCTGTTGACTAAGAGATGGTTGTTGAACTGTTGGAGCTATATGCTCATAAGCTACGAAATCAACCGAATTTGCTAACTCCTTATTATAACGGTCTTCCAAACTATTAACTAATCCGGAAACAGCATTTCTAGGATTTTCATAATATACAAGCGCAGACCCAATTCCAGTATTCGGACGAACAAATCGATTAGTACTAAATATTTCTTTAGGAATGATAATCTCTCCACGAACCGCATTTAATCTACCTAAAGAAGGTAGCTTTAAATGAGGCAACAGAAAACTAATGTCCTGACCAATTATTCCATCACCTCTGGTATATAGTTTGGCTTGTTTATAACTATCCCGGGTATAAAGTGCCGATACTCCATCAAGTTTTACAGAAGTGATATATGGGGCTGGATATTGACTTAACCAATTCCTAAGTGCAGGTTCACCAGACTTGACCTTATCCATTGATCCCATGTGGTATGGCAACTTAACCTTTCTACCAGTAATAGGAGTCCTTGTAACTGTAACTGGTCCAGTCAATGTGACCAGTTTTTCACGCAGTTCATCATATATTGCATCAGTAAAAGGATTAGTGTCCCCTAAATAATACGCTTGATCGGCATATTCCACTAGATTGGAAAGTTCTTGAGTGGAAAGTTGAGGTATAACCGTTTGAGGATCTTGGTTTACTCTAGCAATAAGTATTTTGATAGAAGACATCATGAATAAGATTTCCTGTTACTTTCAGAAAATTTTGTTCATTTTTTTTCTTAGTCATATTTGAATTAGCAATTCCACAAAGCACTTCTACTCCAAAAGTTTGGGCTATTCACACCACACTCTTTTCCACTACATCGGATTCCTCCACTTCTAGCACAATAATTCTTACGACGATTTTCATCACGGTGAATTGTGTAATCTTCATAATCGCGATGACCAAAATGCACAAGTTCTATTGATCCATCAGGTGTTTCAACATAAACCGCCAATTTTTTCTTGCCTTTATTACTTGGAAATGGTCGATATAATATAACTTTATCACCAGAAGGAAGGGTTACTTTGCGTTGACTATTTCGCAAAATATTATATTCTTCAACTAACCTCATATTTGGTTCATAATCGCCACCTGATTGCACAGACTGCAAATCATCTTCATCATCTTCATCATCTTCATCATCTTCATCATCTTCATCATCTTCATCATCTTCATTATCATCATCATCTTCATCTTCATCAACATTTTCATCATCTTCATCATCTTCATTATCATCATCATCTTCATCATCATGTTCATTGATACTATAGTAATCAGATTCGCTGTAATCACTCCAAATGTCTATCTGGGTCCCGTCTAAAGAGTCAAAAACTTTTCTAATTTGGCTAACACCACCTTCTTGGATATTACCTTCACTTCCAGTTGCATCAGAATAGTCTTCGTCTCCGCTATACATCATTCTTGATTTTGTTTATACTAGAAGAAACTTTTCTAAATATTGGTAAAAAGCAAAACTATTGAGTTGATTTCCCCATAATTTATCAGAAACTAGGTAATCGCTCAGAAGTTGAGCACTAATTTCATGCGGATGGTAAAGTTGACCCTTTAATCCATAAAATCTCTCGCTATAATCAGGCACATTTTCGATAGAATAAACAGATTGAGTCAAACGGTATTCACCGAAAGGTAAAGGTTCCAAGACAATTAAAACTCCTTCAGGGTGACCTGTACTGGTATTGTATTTGAGGGCTGGCAAAAGATATTGATATTTATTTCCGAATCTGGCACGTGTGATCCACTGGAAATTAGGTCCATCAGGATTAGTTATAAAAGTCAACATTTGATCGAGAAGACTAACATTCTTTAATTGATTTCTTTCTACCTTTTCCATATCCCACAGACCACTATAAAGTCCACCAAAAAAACAATTATAAACACCAGTATCATAGAGATAACTTGCACCGGCACCAGAAATTTCACCTTGTCGTTGTAAAATATGAACGATTTCATGATAAAGACTGTTAATTCCAGACTGCAATATAGTCTTGTCACCAAAGATCTGTCTTGCCGAAACACTAGGTGTCGCTACTTCTCTAGATGTTCTTAAATAAGTGCGATAGCGATCAACCAAATTATTTAGATAAGATAGGGGTATTACAATGGTACCATTTATAGTAAACAAATAACCCCAATCTAGACGTTTTTGATGGTCTTCTACTTTGATAAGGCCAATTGATTGGTTTGATGGCAAGAAAAAGCGGGCCCCGCCTTTGGCTTTAACTAGACGCTCAATTTCATTGAAATAAAATTGCAGGGCCTCAGTTTCAATTGGATCAAAATCACGTGTACTATTTAAATAAACATTGAATAGTAAGTCCCTTAAACGTTTCCTATCCATTTTGGCTAATTGAGTTTGAGGGTAGAAAGGGGCTAAACGAACCAATAGTTCACGATGTCTGAATTTTTTAAAGTATGTTGAATTGCTGAACTCTTGGACAGCCTCTCGATTATTTAGAAAATCTAACAACATCTGTTATATAAAATATAACAGATAAAAATACTCTTAACTTCTACTTATACTATCGCTATCGCTGTCACTATCGCTATATGGAAAATAAAATCTGTCACCCAATAAAACAAGTATTGGAACCGGGACTGGGTTGCCTTGTTTTAAGAGACGGATGACTGATAATTTTATGTGATCAAGAATGAATTTGTCTGCATGAGGAGAATCATATAGTACGTTATAATAATGATAAAAAGTAACTAATTGTGTTAATAGTTTGCGATAGGCACTATAAAAATCGGATTCCGCTGTATAATTATCTCGACTAAAGCGTTTAATAAGTTTTTTTAAGTCAGGAACACCAACTAACTCTTTCAAGTGTAGATCCAGTCCAACTACTAGAGGATCAAAACTAATTGCGCCTAATCGTTTAAGATTTTTTAATATATCACTAGAATTAGGTGGTCTCTGTAACTCTACTTTATATTTATCTAGATCATCTATTTCGGCAAAGAAATGAGATATTTCACTTATAATCCCATAATTTAGCTCGTCAATAAATTGACGCTCTAATCCACTTATAGTACGAGCTAAACGTGGAGGGGTTTTTGCTTTTACTAATTTCTGCAACAGATCCCCATAAGTTGTTGAAACTAAAACATTATTTTTGTCCAAATAATTCAGTGAAATATCCTTAATAGTTTTACCTAGATATGGATGACGTAGTTCACTAAGATTGAAACGATTTTGGTTGGCCAAATCCTCCAATTCACCTAAAGTAAAACAATATAATTCTCCATCAATAATAAGCTGGTCCTCGCCAATTGTGGAAAATGGATAAGTATAAATATCTTCTCCTAAAATTGTATCCTTATTCTTACATTTATATCGATGGTCTTTGGTTAATTGATAACAATAATACCCAATTTGTTCTGATTCGTTAAGGGACAGTGATGATTCGGGTGATGGTATTTGTGATTTCCTGGCGGCTTCTTGTAACGATTTAATTTTACCGTGACTGCACCATGATTTTATTTTTTCTATGTCCATTTCAATCTATATTATAATCCAATTATCCTGATGTATATCTCAAAATGGAATCATCGTAAATTTGATTAAACTCTTCTGGTCGCAAATTTTGATTAAAACGACGCAAATCAGGTGGATTAAATAACTGAGTCTCCCTTTTCTTTCTCCACAAGGCGTTTCGGTTCTCATACTCTGATGTTGACTTAGTTAAATAATGATTAAAGCGTAATGGCAATGGCAACTTTTCTCCATTAAGAGTGGTTCCACATATCATTAATTCGTTCAAATGATGAACAGTATCAGGTGGTTTACGTAAAGACACATAGGACGTATTAATAATAGATTTGACACTAGAAAATGTTTTGTCGCGTGTAAGATAATTGCGGAGCACCCCACCAATCGGAGGGGTATCTATATGCCAATAATTACCATAATTATAACGGACAACTGAAATTTGAGTAACTGGATTAGCTTGTTTTTGATATTGCTTTAAAATGGATATCACATTGGGTAATTCGGTTAGTGTAGTTTCTGGATAGAGAAATTCGTCAATATCAAAAAAAGCTAACCAGTTGCACTCACTACTATAGTTTTGTAAACAATGATAATATGCATTTCGTTGTGTCCAATTTGGTTGACGGGGATTGTCAGGCCATTGATGATGGACCACTTGATTCTTAGCAATATATGGTGCCAAAATTTCATGATATTTTGGATCTAGTTCATTATCATATAAGTAAAATCGGTTGAATCCTTGTTTAAGATGAAACTCGATCCACTCAACTAAAAAAGGCTGTTCACTATGAAAGATAGCACAAACTCCTAAAAAATGTGGTTTATTAGTTTCTCTGAGGGGAGCGACAGTTTTCCTTAAATTGGACCAAGGTCTCCTATTAGCCGTTTTCATTTTAGGTTTTGGTTTTCTGTTAAACATACTTACTCTAAACAAAGATAAAAACAAGTTAGAACTTTTGTTATATTACATATATAAATAGTTAGTTTCATAACAACTTAGAGAAATTATTCCAATAAAGAGATATAAAAAAGAATGCACCCATTCTTTATTAAACCAATTGACGATATCAAAACATATCTGACTCTCGGCTTATTTGGAGTCACCACTTACTATTTAGGTCGTTATATTATCCAGCGACATGGATTTCGGATAGCGAATAAAGGTGCTGACCTTTATTTATCGGTCAGAGAAAAAATCCGGGACCTACGTTACGACTGTCATGACCATCATTTACACCACACATTAGAAAAAGACCATGTTGTAAAAATAAGTAACATACACTTCAGATGGCAAAATAGTGATCAATGTATCAAAAAAGAGTGTTTCCGTATAAATCAAACAATTGGTCAAGATGGTGATTATAGTTTTGATCTGAAAAGTTTGGGTCTCGATCTTGAAAAATTCAGAATGAATGACACTAAATTGGATAGTGAATACAGTGGTACATCTTCTAGTGAGTCTCAACATGGAACCGAATGTTGCTTGGACACATTCACCAGAAATGATACTGAATTCGATAATAGTGGGTGTTATGTTCTTTTGGATATATTTTATGAATATAATGGCAAAGACTATTTAATGACAACCCCATTTGAACCAAGTAATATGACAATTGATTTGAATCCAGGTATATCGGTAACTCCGATTGAATTTGAAGACATCTATTTTTATGATGAATCCGGTGAAATATTATTGGAAAATGAGATCAAAAACCGTCTTTTACAAAGAATCAATGAATATTTGGGACCACGAGGAGATTTTCACAATAGTCAAACAACCGTAAATCTGGAACAACTTTATTTTCCAGAATTGAAAAACCATATAACCAAAATGGTTCTGGAGACCAGTCTAGCAGAGACATTAGAAGTTAGCCGCCATGAAAATATTAATTTGGACAATTTAATTTAAATTGGGTGAACGGATCATACAATGAAAATGGGCAAGTTTTTCTTCGAAAACTTGAGAATTCGGTTTTTGTCTATCTAGTATATAATATGACAGACCCAAATTTGAATACTCTGAACCAGTACTTCCAATTTCGCAGAGCTGGTGATACTAACGCGTGTCTTCAATTAATGTCACCTGATGTTGTTCTGGTTTCTCAGAAAGATGGAACTTTTCAGGGGAAAGATGGACTTAGACAATATTTACAAAAAAATCCATTTCAAGGAGAATGGAACCGACCTTATTATTCACCAGTTGATAGATGTTATCGTGCGGATGGCTTAGTTAAGATTTTCTTTCTACCAGTTAGGGTCAAGATTTTATGTGATTTGAATAGCGAAGGTCTTATTAAGAAAGTCTGGATTGGGCGACTCTAAGATTAAGATCTGCTCAGCAAATTTTATTATTTGAGAACCAAAAAGAGTTCTCAAATAATAAAATTGGTTTAAGGGACACTATCAATTGCAAATTCCGACTTTGTTGAATTAAAGAAGATTCCACTTTTCGTCTAGTTTTTTAACTAAGTCCAGTATTACCGTTCCAGAAGCTCTAAGTAACTTAGAACTCATTTATCCCCCTGAAACGACGGGGAGCAGTTTTAAGCAAAACTGCTAATAATCTAAGTTCCAGGAACTTATCCCATAAAGATAAGTTACTT